CTCTGATCTCCTGATCTCCGACTCCGTCGACTCGGATGGATGCTATACAGTGATCTACAATCAGGCGCCCACAGCGCCGTCGTCCATCACTGTCCCGAGCGAAGTGCTCGGCGGCGAGAACCTGAGCATCTCGTGGGCGGCCTCCACTGACCCCGACGGCAACCTCTCCGGCTACGTTCTGGAGCGCAAGGTCGGGAGCGGCACATGGGCGCAGATCTACAAGGGATCCTCGCGCAGCTACACCGACGCCATCACCTACGGATGGACGAGCGTGCAGTACCGCGTCAAGGCATACGACGCCGCCGGCGCGGAGAGTGCGTACACCACCAGCGCCACCCGCACCGTCACCAATAACCGACCGCCCGTCATCAGCGGCACGGACGGCGCCCTCGGCAGTTTCAGCACGGCGGCCCCGTCCTACGAGTACACCGTCACCGACGCCGACGGCCATCAGGTCGACGTCGTGGAGATGCTGGACGGCGTGACGCTGCGCAGCTACACCGTGACCCTCGGCCAGACCAACACGCTGACGATCGGCTCCGAGGCGTGGCTGAAGGTCGTGAACGGTAGCCACACCCTGAAGATCGTGGCGACCGACGCCAAGGACGCCAGCGTCACCCGCACGCTGACCTTCACCAAGGCCGTCACGTCCGTCGAGTTCGAGCAGACCCTCGCTATGGAGGCCGACGCCATGCCGACCAAGGCCCTCGTCAACATTCAGGGCAATTTCCCGGCCGGCTGCACGCTTCAGGTCTGGATCTGCAACAACGGCAACGACGCGAGCCCGACGTGGGAGGACATCACGCAGAAGGCCCGCACCGGCCAGAAGCACTACTTCACAAACAAGACCAAGACGGCCGCAGCGTGGGGCGTCAAAGTCAAGGCCAAGCTGCTCCGCGGATCTGCTACGGAGACCTGCTACATTCAGTCGATCGGAGGTAACTTTGCATGATTAAGCACAGACCTGACAGCATCCAAGAGCTGAACGACAAACAGGCCGCAGAGGCCAAGAAGGACAAGACCATCGCCGAACAGGCCGACACCATCGAGCTGCTGAAGGGCTGCATCATGGAGCTGGCCGACGTGGTCTATGGCGACGGAGAGGAGGACACCACAGCATGAGCAAGATCGTCGAGCTGTACGTCAAGGAGCTGACCCGCGAAGGCTCCACCAAGACCATCAACGACGTCCCGAAGAAACTGCGCAAGCAGGTCGAGGACGCCATCGCTGCCCTCGAGGCAGCCGCAAACGCTGGCACCGCGAAGGAAGGGGCGACCGAATGATCGCCCGGGCTCTCGCGTGGCTATTATTAAAAATTGCAGGAAAGGAGGAGCGTGAAATGCTGGTACGTCTGTATGCAGGCGAGATCATCATGGGCCGCATCACCGAGGACGACGTCCCCGCGAAGCTGAAGGCCCGCGTGCACAAGTATCTCGTCGACATGGGCTACTTCGACGACGTCGAGGAGTAAGCCCAAACAACAAGGAGGGCCGCGTCCTGCGGCCCTCCGGCTTTTATGAGGTGACACAATGATCGAAATCAACATCGGCGCGCTCGTCGTCCTGCTGGGGATCCCGACGGCCGTGACCGGCTTCTGCTTCTGGATGCTCGAGCACAGGATCCAGCAGCGCGAGAAGCAAAAGGAGGCCGAGGAGGCCAAACATCAACAAGAGGCAGCGGCCCGAGAGCGTGCCCGTGAAGATCTCCAGATCATCACCATTCAGGGCACGTCGGCAGCCATCGCCCTCGGCGAGGCGACGGCCCGGGCCATGCAACGCATCCCCGACGCGCATTGTAACGGGGATATGCACGCGGCCCTCGACTACGCTGCCAAAATCAAGCACGCGCAGAAGGACTTCCTCACCAGTCAGGGGATCCACGCGATCATCGACTGAGGAGGTGGAGCAGTATGGCCGCAAAGAAGCGCCGGCGCAAGCGGAAAAAGAAGATCGAGGCGAGCAAGAAGCTCGCATACTGGGCGGCCATCGTGGCAAGCCTCAGCGCAGCCACGTCCTACCTGCTCTCAGCCTTCGGGCGCGACCCGGTCAGCGAAGTGACCGGCACGATCTTCACCGCCTGCGTCGGCTATCTAATCACATACGCCGGCAAGAGCCTCGGCGAGAAAATCAGCCGAAACCGCCACAGGCTCGACGCCGACGGCAACCCGCTCCCGGATCCGTCCGGGGACACTCTCAACAATGAGGAGGCAAAAGGATGAACACCATCGACATCACCCCTATCGTCAACGCAGCCATCGCTCTGATCGGCGCCGGCGTGAGCGTTTTCCTGATCCCGTGGCTCAAGAGCCAGACCACCGAGGCACAGCGCAAGGAGCTGACCGCGTGGGTAAAGATCGGCGTCGCTGCTGCTGAGCAGCTCTACAAGGGCGCCGGCCGCGGCGAGGAGAAGAAGCAGTACGTCATCGACTTCCTGAAGCAGAAGGGCTTCAAGGTCGACGAGGAGAGCGTCATCAACGCGATCGAGGCAGCAGTCAAGCAGCTCAACACCGAGGGCCTGACTATCGAATGACGGAGAGGGGCGGGCTCCGGCCCGCCCTTTTTCTTTTTTACAGCTAAGGAGGTAAAACTATGAGCAAATGCTACGCATCGGCCGTTCTCGCCATCGCTGCGGCAGAGATCGGCTACCACGAGAAAAAGAGCAACAGCCAGCTCGACAACCCGACCGCCAACGCAGGCAGCGCCAACTATACCAAGTACGCCAGAGACTTCGACGAGAAGTACCCGAAGTGGTACAACGGCAAGAAAAACGGCTTCGCATGGTGCGATATGTTCGTCGACTGGTGTATGCTGACCGCCTTCGGATATGCGGACGCGCTGCGCCTGCTCTGCCAGCCCGAGAGATCCGCGGGCGCCGGCTGCACCTACTCCCTCATGTACTACGAGAAGCAGGGCCGCTATCACGCCAAGGATCCCAAGCCCGGCGACCAGATCTTTTTCAGCACCGCGCACTCCAAGAGCAACGTCAGCCACACCGGCCTCGTCGAGAAAGTGGACGGCAGCAAGGTCTACACCATCGAGGGCAACACCTCCGACCAAGTGGCCCGCCGCTCCTACTACCTGAGCGACAACTACATCGTCGGCTATGGCCGCCCGGCCTACGACGCAGAGCCCGGAAACGCCAACACGGGCAGCCAGACGCCGAGCGGCGGCACCACCAGCGAAGTGACCTACACGGTCGTCGCCGGCGACACCCTGAGCAAGATCGCGGCCAAGTACGGGACGACCTACCAGAAGCTCGCAGCGTACAACGGGATCACCAACCCGAACATCATCAGAGTCGGCCAGAAGATCAAGATCCCGGGAACCGCAGCCCCCAAGAAAACCATCGCCGAGATCGCCAAGGAGGTCATCGCCGGCAAGTGGGGCAACGGCGCAGACCGCAAGAAGCGCCTCGAGGCCGCCGGCTACGACTATAACGCCGTCCAGCAGGCCGTCAACGCAGCACTCGCACGCTGATCCACAACTTCACAGCACAAGAAAACCCGCCCGGAGATCCCG